AGAGTGACAGACCACAAGCTAACCTTGAACGACTGGGAAAGGCTGCGGAGAGAAATACCCGCAGTCGAACCCAGTAAAGGGCCAATAGACGAGTCCTTAATGCAGGTGTATATAGATATGGCAGAAGTAGAGAGTGATGCTATAAACCCAGACCACTACAAGTCTGGAGATATCGAGTGTATTGATGCAATTAAGGAGTCCATGTCTAGTATTGCATACAAAGGATACCTCAAAGGCAACTGCATGAAATACCTGTGGAGGTACGAAACTAAGCACCTAGACAACCCACAGCAAGACCTTGAGAAAGCTCAGTGGTACTTAGACAAGCTACTTGAGGTTGTTAGGTCGAAGTAACAAGTATGCTGGCCTACTCCGGTAGGCCTTTATTCCATAGGTCAACTTCCGCAATACGACGCCTTGTAAGCCCAGCTAGCGGCCTACCATTAACTTTGTCCCACCTAATTATCTGCGCTGGCACTGCTTCGTAGTCACCAGAGTTAAGCACCCGAAGCAACGTAGAACTTTTAAGGTTGGTCGGCCCTAAATTATATGTGAAGCAAACCAACGCGTCGAACTGACATTGCGTCAAGGGCACAGTAACTAAGTTGTTCACGTACCGCTCAAACTCGTATAAGTCAGACTTTAGTAAAACTTCTGCTTTGTCCTGAGTGCATGTGGTGCTTTCTGTGACGTCGCGGGTATGCCCGTATCCGATAGTCCAGACCCCAGCGCTACACTTGTAAGCGGTTAGCTCGCAGCCTTCAAATGACTTGATAAGGTCAATACCCTCTTGTGACGTGTTCATTACTTTTTTCCTTTGTCTTTTAGCCTCTCAGCGGTACGCATAGTACCTAGGCCTAACATCCCTAACAGTACCGGTAACATCACAGTTGTGTCCGCCTGTGGAATAACTATATCAAACGCCGCCGCTAGTGGGGAGATCAGAAAATTCACGGTAAAACCGGCGACGCAAACCCACCCGGTTGCTGGCCTCCAGCCCGATTGGAACCAGTTTCCTTTGGCTTCTGCGGTGTTAAGTTCGATTTGCGCCAGTGCAATACTCTGCGCGTGTTTCTCTGACATTGTTGCAAGTTCGTGAGCGATCTTCTGTTTGGTATCCGCATCAGGTATAAACTTATCCAGTAATTTAGTTGCTGGGCCTATTAAGGACATTATGCTCATTGTGAAACCTCTATTATAGCCAAGAATATCGCGTATAGCGTGTACGACATGCCAGCGATTACAGTGAAACCAACTGAGTTCCATAAGAACTCTTTGCGCCTACGGGCTTGGGCGTAGAGCGTTTTCTCACGCTGCTCTCGTATGCTCCTGCGCATACCTAAAAGCTCTTGGTACGCGTTAGCCCCATAAGTGTACATAAGTAACTCCCGCAAGTCTTTCTCTTGTTGCTGGATACGCTTGTTATTAGCAAACATCTCCATAGCTTCCTGCTCAATAGACCGGGAGGCGACTAGCCGCCTAAACAGTGGGGGGTTTTCTGCCTGCCGTTTAGCCTCATTGAAATCGCTCACGGCTCCGTACCACTTGCCTACTTGCCCCAGTGTGTCTTCGATCTCGCGGCCCATTGACACCATCTTCTGTACAGTCTTGAAAGCCGACGTAGCCATAGCAACAGCAGTAATAGGATCAATCATAAATAATTACCTTTGTTGGGTCTACAAAAACAGGCTTACAGTAAGCGTGTACGGGGGTGTGGTACTTACGTCGGGTTCCTTGTATCGTTAGTTCTTCCGCATACCAGCGACACCGAGCCAAACCTTCCCAGTAGCTAGTGGCGTTCGCGTCAACTTCCCCGTCGATGAGAACAATTAACGCGAATACCAGCTGCATAGTACGTTACTCGGGGTCGACTTCTACTACTGGTGCCCAAGGCATAGCTGACTCAGTAACTGGAGTTACCTTCTCATCAATCTGCTTTTGGATTTGACCATTCACATGTTCTTCGTAGCCTTCAATGACAAGAGCCTGAATCCAACCAAGTACGATCTCTTCGGTCAGCGTGTCGAACTGTTGAAAGTTTTCTTCGGTAAGGTTATCCGCAGAGAAAGGAGTAGCGCCAGAGAATGTTCCCTCGTTGCCGTCCTCGTCAGTGCCGATCTTTTTCCAGTAGGTCTGACAGACTGCATTAGGTAATACAACGCCATCGCCGAGGGTTTCGTTTTTAGTTTTTAGGGAACTGATTTCCCAAGTGTACGTTATTGCCATTTCATTGCTCCTTCTGAGCGGTTATGCGTTTTCCAACGCGGTTATTCTTGCTTCGAGTTCTTGGATTGTTTTTACTAGCAACGGAACCAGTTTGCTTTGATCAATGCCCTGCATATCTGGAACTGTTGTTGTTACTTCAGTTTCTGTTCCATCATCTGCAACGACTGTTTCTGTAACCTCAGTTGTTGCGTCCTTCTCGCCTGTAACAGCTTCTGGTAAATGCTCTTGTAGCTCGTGAGCTAAGAAGCCGTCGCTGCGCTGCTGCCCGTCAATCCATTTAAAGTTTACAGGGTTTAGAGCAAGCAGCCGTTCTGTTGCGTTGTCGATCGGCTGTAAATCTTCCTTCAAACGATAGTCAGAAGAGGTTGAATAAATAGTTGCGTAGTGACTACTGGATATACTTCCTTTAGTAACATTACCCCCGTTCTGGAATGTGATGTGGAAGTTCTGTGGATTGTATCCAGTTGTAGTCGTTACTGTACCTCTTGAGATTATAGTAGCACTTGCTGTACCAGTAGTAGCCGCGTCTGAGTCTGCAATAATTTGATTACTAAATGTAGAGTTTGTTGAAGAGAAATACGCCATTTGCGTAGAACCAGAGTACAAGAATATC